GTGAAATGAGTACAGTTCTCTTCTTCGTAAGTCCGACGCTAGAAGCGAGATACTGATAATCTCTCGGCTCCATCGGAAGTGATAGAGCGTTCGCAAGATTTTTTGTGTCAATCGGGTAGACTTCCTTTTCTTCATCGATATACTCACAGGTGTAGTTGCTATCCTTGCAAAACTTTTTGATGTATGGTACAAGACCAAGGTAGATCTGCTTGGTCTTCAGGTTGAGTAACCTGATTTTTCCGTCCCAGTATTTATTGCGAAATGCTGGTGAAAATTGATATCCAGGAGTTGAGAATGTAAAAAATTCTGACATCTCTTGCAAGATACCATCGTCAGCATTTACTTGTACATAAATGTTATTTACTTTCTCAATCTTTACATCACACATCAACGAGCACCCTGAATGAACTTCTCCCAGTCCATATATGCGCGCAATTGATAGGTGCGAGACTGCAGTTCTTTCATAATGTTTTCACAAAACTTGGCTGATTCTTCATGATAGGATTTCTTGCGCTTGAGTTTGTTCAGATCATCATCGCCGTCAATGTATACAGCAATGTCAGACTTGAGAGTAAAACGAAAAGGTTCCCAACCAAGTTTATCAAGTTCTTCTTGATCCAACTTACCATTAAAGTACATCCATTTAATTCTTTTGAGTTTATCATACTCAATAGCTGCTCGCTTTGCTGACAGATTGTGCAAAGACAAGTATTTGTTATACTTGTTGTGGAGCAATGGAATACGGAGGATTTCTTTTCCTGGTTCAGTGGTGTCAACTTCACTGTCTCTCTCCCACTGTTTCATGATATCTTCAAGAGGTGGTGTTTCAATTGCCATATTACAAAAATGATAGTTACAGGAACCTATAATATTACTATAATTTGCTTCAGAAAGCAACTAGAACAATAGTTTGACAGTTTGACTATAAGTCGATATAATAGACTATGTCGAGGATGAATGGGTTACTTTAAGAATACTTTATATCCTTTCATAATTATAGTAAGAGAATCTGAACGTAGCATCGCAAGTTACGATGTTTTCCGCAGTATCGCTTGCATTAAAAATCAAAGATCCAACACTTGTAGGAAACATATCAATCATCTTTACACGGAAGTTTGGATTGTTCTTGTTGGTGTAAACCGTCATAACACCAAGACTATATGGCGTTGGTAGATTTGCTGCAGCAGTTCTAATGTTTCCTGCTTTAGTATCTCTTGCAAGATTTAGATATTCTTCAAATCCAGTTGGGAATGTAATATTGCGAATCCAGTCATGGAGCTCTGTCCATGCACGTAGATCTTCGTCTACTAGGAACGTAATATTGAATGTATCATAGACTGCCTTCTCCCCAGGAAAATACAAATCTACGAATGGCGTAGGAACTGGAAATTCTGACAATGAAATGCCAGGAAGATTCGCTGACTGGCAGAAATATGTTATACCAGGTAAGCGATCGAACGTTACTCTAAACTTTGTACTTTGTAGCAAATCAACATTGCTAGGATTGCGGTTTAATGCTGTCATTTAACAATTCCCAGTTAGATACAAATATTTAGTGAATAAAAAAGGGGGAGCATTGCTGCTCCCCCCAAGTTGTTTGCCTTATTGTTTTTATCAAGTCGGCAATACTTTTCGCTACATCAATTATTGATTGATGTTTAGGACGCGGAACTTACGATAGTAGACGTTTGTGTCTGTCGTTAGAGCGCCGAGTAGTCCTGTGTTTGAACCACCTGCGAATGGGTTGCTTACGAGACCATAACGTGTCTTGAAGCCAACTTTTGGTTGGTACGTTGATGGGTCGATAGCACGTACCATTTGTAGCGGAACGTATGGGCAGTAGAACAAGCCAGCGTCATAAGGAGTTGTACCCTTATAACCAACTACAACATAGTCTAGACCAGCGACAGAATATGGGTCAACATAAACTTTGATACGACCGAATAGTGTACCAGCGAATGTGTTGCCTGTATCGTCAACTGCTAGGTTGGTGTTGTTGCTTAGAGCTGAGTTGTAGTCTAGGAGACCTGTCATTGCTAGGGCTGATGCAACATCGGTTGAAACGATGAGCAAGTTACCCTTACCACGACGGGTATCTTTAGCAATCTTGTTGCTTGCGCGTTCGATTGCGAACAATAGGCTCTTATACTTTTCTACCTGCCAGCGACCTGATGTATCAGTGTTGCTTGATAGGTTGAAGGTATTTGATGAAGTACCTACGACGCCGACGTTTGCTGTTGCATAGATCGTACGAACAACTTCACGGTTGATTTCAGCAAGAATTTCAGTTGACAAAATGTTTGTCAATTCTGTTTCTGCGTCTAGACCATGGATTGCCTTGAGATCTTGCGCCAATTCTAGCGTGTAAGCTGCTTGCAAACCGCGTGTTTTTGCTGTAACAGCAACGCGATCGATTTGGAAGCCCATATATGCTAGTGGGTTCTTGTCTTCAGCAACGGCAGTTGTCATACCTGTACCAGTGTTGGCTGTGCCGAATTCAACAGAACCGAAGTTCGTGTTGGCATCTGCGGCGTCAACAGCTGTGTGCGTACCAGCACCAGCGTATGCTGTATTTGCTTCGTTGTAAAGAGCTTCGCCTGTCATTGCGCTTGCGTTTGCGTATTGTGAACGCATTGCGAAGATCAAACCTGTTGGACCTGTCATTGGCTGAACGCCGCAAACATCATAAGCCATTAGGTTTGGAAGTGCACGACGGACCAATCCGATTAGGATTGGATCGAAGCCAGCGATTGGAGCGCCTGCAGCGCCTGAAAGACCGTTTGGTGAACCTGAACCCATGCTGTTAGCAGGGGAAGTTTCCCACAAGTTTTGCATTGAACGGTTTTCTTCGATTAGGGCACGCTCTTGGTTCTCGAGAACGAGAGCAGTAACAGCACGCTTGTAGTTGTCTGTAATTGCTGGGAGTTCTGGGTGATCAAGAACTGGTGCCCACTTCTTTGCATATGTTTCGTTAATATACATTTAGTGTTTCCTCAGTTAAATAAAATTAGGCTTTTGGAGCCGTTTTTGTTAGTGCTTGAACATAACGATTCATTATAGCATCACGAATTGGTTCTACTTCTGGCTCATCAACAGCTGATTCTTGAATTGCCTTTACCTCACTTTTCACACTTACTTTGCTTGGGAAGTAGTTCTCGCGGATAATAGCGAGCTTATTATTAAAATCACCTTCTGTGGTGAACTCCACACTCTCTGCGAGTGATTTGATTTTCTCTGCTTGAACGGCTGTTAGACCTTCGCAAGCGAGAGTAATTGCTTTTTCTTTCTTGACTGAATTTAGTTCTTCTGCTAGAGCAGCAAATTCTGCTTCCTTGGCAGCAGCTGCTTCTTGTAGAGAAGCGACTTCAACAGCAAGTTCTTCTGCAACATCAACCTTCTCTTCTGGGATCTCGATGTAGTGCTCTTCGAATAGAGACTTGAGACCAGAGATAAAGTCTTCGGCAAGTTCTGCGCGGAGACCTGTTTCAATTGCAACTTGGTTTTCTTGGACCCACTCTTCAACAACATAGTTGAGGTAGTCATCTACTTGTTCTGCTAATTGAGCCTTGATTTCTTCAACGGCTGCAGCAAGAATTTCGTCGTTCTCTGATAGGACTTCTTCAACAATCTTTTCAACACGTGATTGAACAGCTGTTTCGAAGATCAATGTTGCTTTAACGCGGAAGTCTTCAGATAGAGATTCGCCATTGAATAGAGCATCGACATCTTCTCTCATTGAGCCGCGATACTTCTCAACCATCTCTTTCTTCATCTTCATTTTCATTTCTTCTGCATCATCTTCTTCTTCGTCCTCGTCCTCTTCTTCTTCATCTGTTTCATCATCTTCGGACTTGGCTTCAGCGACAACTTCTTCTTGTTCTTGCTCTACGGCAATTGTTTCTTCTTCAGCAACAACTTCGCCTTCGGCTTCTGTTTCTTCAACCTTGACTGTTCCAGCGTCAACTGGGTTCTTCTTAAGGTTTTCTTCTTCGTCGCCGATTTTCTTGGCATCTGAACCTGGGAGCTTCTTCATTGGCTCAGCTGGTGCGCCCATGACTCCTGGTTTTGGTGCTTCCTTCATATCAGCTGATGCTTTAGCACCAATTGCTGTTG